AAAATGTCAGCAATTATAACTGATCAACTTAGAATATTGAATGCAGAGAATTTTGTCTCAGCAGCAACTTCTACTGTAAATTCATATTATTCCTTTGTTGGTCTGCCTAATGCTACTAACTATTCTTCTACTTGGGATTCTAACCCTCCTGCACCTAAGGATAGTTTTGATCAAGAAAATGATTATTGGGATACTATGATTGCATTGAAGAAAGTAACTTCTTCAGATGTGCGTAGAATGGTGAATAAAAATACTTGGACATCAGGTATAACTTATGACATGTATAGAGGAGATATCAGCAGGACAAATTTAGCACAACCATCTGGTGCAACTAATTTATATTCTTCTAAATTTTATGTTGTTAATGAAGATTTTAAAGTTTATATCTGTCTACAAAATGGAACAGACCCAGAAAATACTACAGGAAGACCTTCACTAGACCAACCTACATTTACAGACTTAGAACCTAAAGCAGCAGGTGATAGTGGAGATGGTTATATTTGGAAATATCTTTATACTATTAAACCAGGTGACATTGCTAAATTTGATTCTACCAACTTTATACCTGTACCTAATGATTGGGAAACAAGTGCAGATAATGCTGCTGTAAGAGATAATGCTTCTAGTAGTGGTCAATTAAAAATTGCAACTATCACTAATAGAGGATCTGGTATAGGAACTGCTAATAGAACTTACACTGGAGTCCCTGTAAATGGAGATGGTTCTGGTGCTGAAGCAACTATTGTTATCAATAATGACGCTAAAGTTGAGTCTATTAATATTGCAAAGGGTGGTTCTGGATATACTTATGGTACTGTAGATTTAGTTGCTGGAGGAGTTCCTGTAGGAACCACTGTTCCAATATTCAATGTTATTGTTCCACCTCAAGGGGGACATGGATCAGATGTTTACAGGGAGTTGGGAGCAAGTAATGTTTTAGTTTTCTCTAAAATTGAAAATGATACTGAAAACCCTGATTTTATAACAGGAAACCAAGTTGCTAGAATAGGTATTGTAGAAAATCCACAAGCTTTTGATTCAACTTCAAATTTAACTTTATCCAAAGCCAGTGCTTTATATGCATTGAAACTAGTTGGAGCAGGCTACACAACTGCTACCTTTAATTTGGATGGGCAGGTTACTCAAACTGTAGGTTTAGGATCTACTGCTGTAGGTAGAGTTGTTTCTTATGATCAAACTACAGGAGTTTTAAAATATTGGCAAGACAAGAGTTTAGTTGGATTTAATACTGATGGATCTTTAAAAACAGATCCAACATATGGTTTCTCATTACATTCATTTACAGCAAATCCTGCTACTGGTGGAAATGTTAACATTGCCAGTAATGAAGGTACTTTAGGTATAGATACTAACTTTGGATCATCAGGAAGTCCTGGTATAAGTACCATAATAAATAATAGGACATATTACCTTGGTCAGAGTTTTACTCAGGGTGTAGCTAACCCTGAAGTTAAGAAATACTCTGGAAATATAATTTATGTTGATAACAGACCTTCTATTACTAGGTCTGCTAACCAAAGAGAAGATATCAAAGTCATTTTGCAATTCTAAAGAATCATGCCTCAGGAAATTAATTTAAACGTCGCTCCTTATTTTGACGATTTTAATGCAAAAGACAATTATTGCAAAATATTATTTAAACCTGGATTGCCAGTACAGGCAAGGGAATTAACAGGAATTCAATCTGTTCTTCAGAATCAGATTGAAAAATTTGGGCAACATATTTTTAAAGATGGATCTTCAGTAACTGGAGGAGGAGTTAGATATAATGGAGCATACACTTCTGTTAGAATACAGCAATCAAATGAAGGAATAGACGTTTCATCATATTTAAGGAATTTAGTTGGTGAGGTAGTAATTGGTAGTCAGTCTGGTGTAAAAGCTAAAATAAAATCATTTATTGGAAAACCACTTGATGGTAATTGGTATCTTTTGTTTATTTCATATTTAAATACTGGTGGTGAAGATAATGAGATGTTTTCTGCAGGAGAAAGTTTATTATTAGATAATAGAGTATTAACAACTACAAGTGGGTTGACTTTCCAACCAGGAGAACCTGTAGCTCAAACTGTAGATGAAAATTGCTCTTTTACTGGAAGTGCAGCAGTATTATCTAATGGTATTTATTTTGTAAGAGGATATTTTGTAGAAGTCCCAAATCAAACTATTGTTTTAGATCCTTATAGAAGTGATGTAAGTTTTAAAGTAGGATTGCAAGTTAGAGAATCTATTGTTACGCCAGATTTGGATGAATCTTTAAATGATAATGCTGCTGGATATAGCAATTATACAGCACCAGGAGCTGATAGGTTAAGTATAACTGTAAGATTAAGGTCTATAGATCCTAACGAAACTAAACCATCTAATTTCATAGATTTGATGGAAATTAGAGATGGTGAGTTAATTTATGTACGTCAAGAAGCAGATTATAATGAATTAGCAAATGAATTTGCTAGAAGAACTTTTGATGAATCAGGTAATTATTATATCAAACCATTTTCACTTACAGCAAAAAATACTTTAAATAATTATGATGGCAATAATGGAATCTTTAATGCTAATCAAACTACTTATAATAATAGTACCCCTAGTGATGATTTAGGAACTTATAGATTATCACCAGGAAAAGCTTATGTAGAAGGATTTGAAGTAGAAACTATAGTTCCTACATATCTTGATTTTGACAAACCAAGAACTACAAAACTTTTAGAAGATCAAAGTATTAATTATGTTACTGGTCCCACATTTACTATTAATAGAGTTTCTGGATCTCCTATTATAGGAATAGGCACTGATTATACTGTAAGTCTAAGAGATCAAAGAGTTGGTTCTGCAGGTACAACTGCATCTGGTAAAGAGATAGGATTAGCACGTGTATATGATTTTGCATTAGAATCTGGTTCTTACAGTGCATCTAATGCTGATGAAAATGAATGGGATATTGCTTTATATGATATTCAAACTTATACTAATATAACTTTAAATACCAATCCATCAAATGCTCTAATTGTTCCAACTCACATTAAAGGAAAATCTAGTGGTGCTACTGGATTTTTAAGATATAATTCTGTTGGTACTGCTATTACTGCTTATAATACTAAAGGAACATTTGTTACTGGTGAGCAATTGATATTTAATGGAGTAGAAAGTGGAAACATTTCAGCAGGATCTACATCTTATAACACTAGTGATATTAAGTCTATTAATGGAACTGTAAGTACAGCAAGTACTTTTAATGCTGATGTAAAGCAAAGTGTATTTTCTCATATAGGAGAAGTTAATATTAGTATTGCTACCACTTCTGGAGCTTACTTAGGTATATCAACAGTTACTTTTACAAATCCAACTAAATTCTTTAGTGGAATTGCTACTGTTGGGAATATTGTTGAATATACAAATCCTGGAAAGAGCACTGTTTCATATGCAAGAGTTGAAAGTGTTTCTCAACATGCTTTAACTATAGCTGGAGTTAGTAGTGTTACTGGTATATGTGATGGTGGTCTTCCTACTAGCACAATTAATCCATCTAATTTCAAAATACTTTCTTCTCAATTTCAATCTTCAGAGGATAATAATTTATATACACAATTCCCTAAAGATAATATTTCAAATGTAGATTTAACAAATTCTCATATTACAATTAGAAAACAATTTGATGTAACCATTACTGGTAATTCTACTGGAGTTATTAATAGTGGAAGTTCTAATGAAACATTTTTACCTTATGATGAAGAAGATTATGTTTTAATAAGAACTGATGGAACTACAGAATCTTTATCTACAGATAAATTTAATTTCACTTCAGGTTCTACTGGATTAACTATTAATGGATTAGGCACTAATAGTCCTGCTAAGTTGATAGCAACTCTACGTAAAATAAATGTAAAAGAAAAAGTTAAAGAGAAACAAAAAATTAATATACTTACTGTAGTTGGATCAGCTTCATCAATATCTGGAATTGGAACTACTACATTAAATGATGGATTAACATATAATACCGTTTATGGAACCAGAGTTCAAGATAATGAAATTTCATTAAATGCTCCTGATGTTACTAAAGTATATGGAGTATTTGAATCTACTAATGTAAGTGCTCCTATTTTTCCAGTATTAACTTTAAGTTCTATTAATAGTCCTACAGCAAAAACAGGAGATCTTTTAATAGGTGAAAAATTTGTTGGAAAGGATAGCAATGCTATTGGAATTTATATTAGTAAGAATAGTGATTCATCAATTAATTATGCATTATTAAATGATTTTGATATTCAAATTGGAGAAATTGTTACTTTCAAAGAGTCTGGAATTACAGCTACAGTAGGAGCTCTTTCAATAGGTTCTAATAATATAACAGATGAATTTACATATGATGATGGTCAAAGAAATACAATTTATGATTATTCTAGATTGATAAGAAAATCAGGTTATGATGCACCTATTCATCAATTAAATATTGTATTTGAATCTGCTTATTATACAGCTTCAGATACTGGTGATATTACTACTGTCAATTCATATGATAATTTTAATTATGGAAGTCTAAAAGTAATTAATGATACTAGAGTAAGTGATATTTTGGATATAAGACCTAGAGTTTCTGATTTTTCAGGCACTTCCAGGTCTCCTTTTGAATTTTTAGGTAGATCTTTTGATGCATCTGGAAATTCTTCTACTAATATATTAGCATCTGATAAATCTATTCTATTAGATTATTCATTCTATCTTCCTAGAGTTGATAAAATATATCTCAGTAAAGGAGGAAAATTCCAATTAATAAAAGGAGTTCCTGCAGAAACTCCAGAATTTCCTCTTCCTATTGATGGAGCGTTAGAAGTAGCAACAATAAAATTACCAGCTTATCTTTTCAATATTAATAATGCAAGTATTAGTCTTGCAAATTATAAGAGATATCAAATGAGTGATATCAATAAACTTGAGAAGAGAATTGAAAATTTAGAATTTTATACCTCACTTTCTTTATTAGAGAATGAAACTTTAAATATGCAAATCACTGATAGTGATGGATTGAATAGGTTTAAATCTGGATTCTTTGTAGATGATTTTTCTAATACTGATAATCAAATTAAAACCACTGTAGTAAAAAATGCTATTGATTTTCATAATGGAGTATTAAGACCTTCTCCATATACTACTGAATTAGATCTAAAATTAGACTTAGATAGTGCTAATGGTATAAGAAAAACTGGTAGGGTTTTGACTTTAGATTATTATGATGAAACTTATCTATCACAACTTTTTGCTACTAGAGTTGAAAATGTTACTCCATATCTTGTAAGTTACTATGGTGGAACCATAGATCTACTTCCAGATAGTGATATATGGGTAGATCAAGTTGTACTTGAAGCCAAAAATGAAGATCTTACAACATATACTGAAACTTCAGAGCAATTAGATCAAGCTGGATTTGATTCTAGAGCAGGATATAGTCCTGTTACTTGGGGTGGATGGCAAGATAATTGGACTGGATGGGATTCTAGTGGGTCAAGTAGTAGTCAAGGTTGGAGAGGAGATGAATTAGTAAAAACTACAAGCACATCTCAGACTAGAACTGGCACTTCATCAAGAACAGCTTCAAGAACTTTAAAGAGAGAAACCTTTAGTACAATTAATGAAGGTCCTAAGGTAATTAATACTCAAATAAGTGCTTTCATGAGATCTAGAAATATTAGATTTGATGCTAAGACTTTAAAACCACAGACTGGTCTTTATGCATTCTTTGATGGTCAAGATGTATCTAAGTATATAATTCCTAAGTTACTTGAAATTTCAATGACCACTGGAACTTTTGCAGTGGGAGAAACTGTTATAGGATATAGTGGTAATGGTAAGGAATTAATTAGATTTAAAGTAGCTCAAGCAAATCATAAACGTGGACCTTTTGATGATCCCACAGCAATATACAAAGCTAATCCATATTATCAATTTACCCCTCTTTACAAAGGAACTTCTGTTTTAATTGATAATATTGTTCCTGAATCTTCAACTACAACATCTACAAATGTATCTGGTGCTTCTGATTTAGCAAATCTTCCAGAACTATATTCTTCAACATCTAGTGTTTTGAATATAGATGTAGAGTCTTTAGCAGAAAAAGCAGACAATACTTATTATGGTTATGTTGAAAAAAATGTTAAATTAGTTGGACAAACATCTAATGCTCAGGCTGCAATTTCTGATGTAAGACTTAGAAGTGATGCTCTTGGTAATATAATTGGTTCTTTCTTTGTTCCAAATCCTAATGATATAACAACTCCAAAGTTTGAGGTTGGTAAAAAAGTCTTTAGACTTACAAGTAATAAGTTTAATAGTCAAATAGCTGGAAATGTTACTTGTGATGCCACTGATATATTTGATGCATCTGGAACTATTAATACACTTCAATCAACAATTATTAGTGTTAAAAATATCCATACAGATATTATAACAAGGGTTGAGAGTAAGTCTATAAGAGGAGAAACTACTACTTCATCTAGTTCTCAGGTATTAGATGTAAGAAGAGATAAACCCAATCCTCCAGTGGATAAGGATAATGATGGTCAAATAGATAGACGTCCAGATGCAGGTTGGAAGAGTCAGCAAGATGTATTTGTTGGACATGCAGATGTCTTTACTGGATATGAAGGTGCTACAGAAGTTGTAGATCCTATAGCTGAAGCTTATCAACAATTCTATGGAGATGATGATAGACTTACTGAAGGTGCTGCTGCATATTGGTCTACTTCAATTGCAAATGAATTAGGTTCAGGTGCTTCAACTGAATCAATTGTAGCAAGGATGACAGAGCATATAGAATTTGCTGATAAGTTAGAGACAGATACTGCTTTTGAAGAGTCTTGGACTTCTGCTAATGCAGACTTAATAGCAGACAGTTCAGCTGCAATGAGTGCTCAAACTGGAATAACAAATTATGATGCATTATCTAATGCCTGTGGAGAAGGACATCGTGATCCACTTGCACAATCTTTCTGGTGCGATAGTCCAGGAATGTATGCTACTAAAGTAGATCTTTATTTTGGTTCTAAGGATCAATTCTTACCTGTAGCAGTTCAATTAAGAACAATGAAGTTAGGAGTTCCTACAACTGAGATAATTCCTTTTGGAGAAGTTATATTAGATCCAGATGATGTAAATGTATCTGATGATGCTAGTGTTACTACCACAGTTACTTTCCCATCTCCAGTATATCTTCCTGGTGGACAGTCATATGCTATAGTTCTTCTATCAAACAGTAATGATTATACTGCTTGGATTTCTAGAATGGGTGAAGTTGATGTTCAAACAAAAGATAAGCCTGAGTCTGAACAGGTAGTTGTAAGTGCTCAACCTACATTAGGATCTTTATTTAAATCTCAGAATGGAGAGACATGGAATGCTAGTCAGTATGAAGATCTTAAATTTACTCTTTATAAGGCAAGATTTAGAGAGGGATTGACTGGAACTGTTAATTTTGTAAATCCACCTTTGGTAACAAATTCTGATGACGTAGTTCCTCTACTCAAAGATTCACTAAGCATCAATTCTAATAAAGTAAGAATTGGATTTAATACTACTATATCTGATACTGGAATTACTATTGGAAATATTATCACACAAAATGGTAGTAATGCTACAGGAAGATTTGCTGGTGCTGCAGGAACAGCAACTGGTAATTTAACAATTACTAATTCTGGTATTGGTTATACTCCTTCCTCTGGTAGTGAGACTTATAATCATGTTCCTATGGTCACTCAAACTGGAAGTGGAAGAAATGGTACTTTAAACGTTACTATTACTAATGGAGTTGCTATTGCTGCAACTGTTGTTAATGGTGGTAGTGGTTATGTTATTGGTGATGTAGTTGGTGTTTCTACTGTTGGTTTAACTTCTCTTGGAAGAGATGTTAAATTCTCTATTGCTTCACTTACTGGAACTAATGAATATGTCCTTGATAATGTGCAAGGAGATTTTGTTACTGGTGTTGGTAAGACAGTTAGATATACTACAAGTGCTGGAATAGTTACTCTTAATCATACTGTAGGAGGAAATGTATTCTTATCAGCTTCTCCTGTATCAGTAACTGATGGACTTCATATCAAAGTCAATCAAAAGAATCATGGTATGTATTCTCAGGTTGGTAATGTAGTAACATTCAATGATGTTGAATCTGATGTTCCTGCTACTCAATTAGCAGCAGATTATGATTCAAATTCTACTGGTTCTATTATAGTTGATGATGGAACAAACTTTGCTGAATTTGAAAATGTTGGTGTAGGTTCTACTAACTTAGGTTATGTAAAAGTTGGAAGTGAGATTCTATCTTACAGTGGAGTAGTAAGCAACACATTAACTGGTGTTACTAGAGGAGTTGATTCAACTCAAACCCTCTCTCATAGTGAGAAAGATTATCTTAGTAAGTATGAATTGAATGGTGTATCTTTAAGAAGAATTAATACCAATCACACTACATCAAATGCTACAGTTTCTAATTCTAGTGGATTAGACTACTTTAATATTAAAATTGACATGTCTGCTAATGGTGTGAATAGATCTGTAGGAACTAGTCTTCCAAAATTATATTTCAATGAAACTAAATCAACTGGTGGATCTCAGATTCTTTCAACTGAGAATATACCATTTGAAGTTATAACTCCAATAGTTCAAAATGTAACTCCTGCTGGAACTAACATAACTGCTCAAGTTAGGACTATTACTGCATCTAGTGTTGATGGTTCAGAAGTTGCTTATCAAGATAAAGGGTTTGAAGATATCACTTTAGATGGTGATAATTATATGTCATCTCCTAGAATGATTGCTTCTAGAATTAATGAAACTACATCTCTACCAACTCTTCCTGATAACAAATCATTTACTATGAGTCTATCTCTTTATGGTGCAGATACTTCTGTTTCTCCTATAATTGATTTAGATAGAATTGGAATGATTCTTACTTCCAATAGGATTAATAATCCAGTCAGTAACTTTATTACTGATAATAGAGTTAATACTCTAAAAGATGATCCTAATGCTTTTGTATATGCAATAAAACCAATTGCTTTAAAATCTGGAGCAACTGGAATTAAAATACATATGGAAGGTCATATTAATGTTACTAGTGATATTAGAGCATTCTATGCTATTCTTGAGAATCCAAATGATGAATTAGTTTATCAACCATTCCCTGGTTATCCTAATTTATTATCAACTGGTCAAATTGTTGATCCAGCACAAAATAGTGGATTACCAGATAAAGCACTTCCTAAGACTGATGTTATTGCTTATACTCCAGATCAAGTGATATACAATGATTATGAATTCACTATTGATGATTTATCAACCTTTAAATATTTCAGTATTAAATTGGTTGGAACTGGTACTAATCAGGCTCAACCACCTAGAGTGAAAAACCTTAGAGTTATTGCACTTGCATAATATGAAAGTAAAAGGACATGAAAGTCTCATAAGAGATGAAAATAGTAATGCTATTTTGAATACAAATTTATCTGAATATGATCAGTATCTTTCTATTCGTTCCAAAAGAAAGAAAGGTACTAATAGGATAGATAATATGGAGAATGATTTGAAATCTTTAAAGGATGACATTAATGAAATTAAAAGTTTACTAAGAGCACTATCTAATGGCTAAAAACACTCTTACATTTGATCCTAGTTCTGGTGTTGCATATGGTGTTAATCTCACCCTTAACACTGGAGCAGACTTGGATGCTGACTATACTGTAGTTGGTACATCTGGCACTGCATTTGACTTTACTGGATATACTGGTTCTGCTCAACTTGCAAAGAGTGTTGCTATTGGTTCTTCTGCTCATGCAATAAAAACATTTGA